GTTTCCTACAGCAGAGTACATAACTCTATCACCACCAACAGTAGCAACAGCACAATGCCTATTTAGAGAGGGGGAATATGCTACACTAGACCATTCTGAACTGGTCGGTGAAGTTACATTATTCCAACTAGTTCCATTGGTGGAAAATGAAATCCTGTTATTGCCTACTGCTACAAAATTACCTGATGGAAACTGAGAGCTAGTCTCTACCCATATAATACCATGCCAATCGAAACTATTACTTACTATGGTAGTGGAAGTCCAACTAATGCCATCAGCAGATCTGTAACCATTTGGACTACTATGAGTACCTACTGCTACAAATAAACTTAATGCAGGAGACCATGCCATACCTCTAAGATAGACAGCCTGCTGAACAAAAGTAGAAGTCCAATTTATTCCGTCAGTACTTCTGAGAATCTTTCCATCAGTATTATCATTATGGCACGCACAAAATAGTTCTAACTCAGGACTCCAAGAAATGGAACTCCATGAACGAGCAGGAGACACAAAGGGTTGATCTCCAAACCCCCAAGCCTCAGACTCAAGATCTACATTAGCTGTAAGACCATTGTTAACTTCAGCACCATTTATGGGGTTTGGTTGAAAGATAAAAGGAAATTCACCCACCCACTTAGTTAGAAACCCAAAAGCATCTACATTAGGATCACTACTAAAACCAAAGTAACCCTCAGTAGCAGGGACTAGCGTGAATGGTTGAAATCCTACACCTGCCACCTTTGCTGTATTAAGAGAGTCGTAAACTCTAGGGTTAATAGGTAGAACAGGATCTATTAAGGTTACTTTAAACTTAGCTATTGTTAAATCAAAGTACTCATAGACTGAAGCGGAAACAAATCTTTTTACAGAGAGAATTATATCTTTAGCTGTACCATCTGAATTGTTTTCTGCAATCTTACCAAGTATGGATGATAGGTAATCTGCGTCATTTCTACCTAATCTTTCTTCTCCTACTATTTGGCCTATTCTATCTAGGTTTACTCCTACAGCAGTGTCGAGACCTCTTTGATCGAGCATGGACTGCATGATGTCCTCAAGAGATTGGGCATTCAAACTGAAAGATCTAATCAAACCTTCCCAGCCACTTTCAGTTCCACCTGAGTAGGTTTTTGGAGCGTCTTTGTACTGCTGGGGTAGCCTATCTATCGCTTCAGCAATATGTTTGTCATTGTTTACAATTTGCTTAATAGCCATGCTTACCTCTTTGAAATGGTGCCACCCTCAAAAGAAGGTGACACCTTGGCTAGAGAACCCCACTAGCACCACGCTGATATTATGGACCAGTTTTAACAAATGTTACAAGTGTTGAATCTAAAAAGGCCACCTCTTCTGGTCCCACTGGAATATTATCTGATGCGTAAGTTATATCATCGAGAGACATTTCCGTCCTGAGTTGAGTGATACCCTCGGCACCTACGTTAGTAGCTGCACACTCGACCTTGTAGTTTAAAACATCTGTACCAGCTACCAATTCCGTTATGGAGAAATTTTCTATTGCTGCTGCTATTGCTGCATCAGAGTTAACATCGTCATAGTCAGAAGTAATGGTAATGAACACCTTTACGTAAACAGGTAGAGTTGTAATCTCACTGAAATAGACAGTTTGATCATCGCCGTTTTCATCTACAGCAGTACCACTTAAATCTCCATAAGTGTTTATACCTGCACCTTTGGAGTCCCATAAGGTTTGGGAGATTAGGTCTCTCGTTTCCTCATCTCCTGTAGAGGCATTAACTACATCTATAAAGGCAGCTATAGAGTGAGGAGGTTGTAACCCAACAGCGAAATCAGTGTCATTAAGTATGAGGCTTGCAGTAGCTATGATATCTAATAGCTGAAGAGCTCCTCTAATACCAGCTTCAGTAGCAGTACCAACTTTACCTAATTCTGTGTTGCGTCTTACCTTCAATGCAGCGTCAGTCTCTTCAAGTGTTCCAATTTCAGCAGCAGCATCGTTATTGACTGCCCCTACGTTAGCTGGTGCAGAGACTAAGACAATAATAGAATCCTGAACTGCACCTATGGGACCATAATCTACTGGTGCTGCTGCTGCAGTCGCAGTAAGTGTCGTGTCGAGAATTGTAGTGTCTGCCAGAGTTGTCCAGAGAACTGAACTACCAGTAGCGTTGGCTTGAGTTCCAGCAGGTACTACTACATCACCATCATTGATATCGTTAGACCTAGTGAACTCTAACACTACAGTAGACTTAGTAGCAGACTCTCTTACTACTCCATTAAAGGCAGCAGTCTCATCTAGGTAAACTCCAAAGGAAGTCTCAGGGAATGAGGCATTGTAAACCGCTTCCAATTTCTCCCAAAGAAAGAAATATCTCTCTGACATTATGCCAATGAGTATACCAAAGGGAGAAGTTTCAGCTAGGTTAATACCATCGCCAAATACAGCCTTTAGCTCATCTTGCATCTCTTCTTTTATGTCTGCTAGTCTGTCAATTACTAGCCCGTCACCATCGAAGGTAGCCATGTTAAACCTCTGCCAAATTAAAGTTAAGCACACCATCAGATGTACGTGCAGTGAAAATTATATTTATAGATCTAGTAGCTGCATCCGATACCAGATCAAATTTGGTAATATCTAAAACGCCAGGGACTAGAGAAATACGGTCCAAATAGATATTCTCAATTTCAGAGATAGAGGTAGCCTTTTGAAATATAGTTTGAAAGAAAGGCAAACCAATGTCAAAGTCTAAAAACCAATCTCCTTGAGAGGATCTTAGAACTTGTCCTACTAGCTGGCGAATCTCTTCTATACCAGTCACCAGAGGCAAGTCCCCATCGACTACATAAATATCATTACCGCTACTTAATCCAATATTCATGACTTCTCTCCAAAGATAAAATCACTGTTCTCATCAGGTAAAGCTGATCTGACATTACTCAAGGCTGTCTCCACTGGAACGGTAACAATACTTGATACGATAGTTCCAGATCCCGTCCCTATATTTTGACCTAAAGTAATTAGACCAACCAAGTCCTCGATAGCTGTTATCAAGTCCTCTACATTTGTTTGTAGAACATTACCTAGTACCATAGGCTCATCAGATGCTCCACTCTTACCTAGCATGATTGTATCACCTCTGATATCAGTGCCATCTGCAGGAGGAGGATCTATCTTACCCGATGTAGGAAACAAACTGGGAATCGCTATAGCATCGGTGATGTCATGTACTCTGAAGTCCGTTAACTCAACTACTCCACCATTGTCTACCCAATCATCCAATGACCTTTGAGAAAACACTAGTAGTACCGAGTCGCCTGAGGATATTGGAAAACTCATCCCACTAGTTCCAGACCTAGGAAATACTACTGGAACGTCTTCAATATCTGCCCTAGCACTTACTTCACCACCTACTGTAGTCCTTTTCATAGCAGGTGTGACAGTACAAGTCTGTGTAGCACTGTCATAGGACTTCACTACACCAGGTAGACAGGTATTTGATTCCATCAAGGCTGCATCGATGTAGTCTTGAATCACATCCTCTGTGTCAGGAGTGGAGTAGTCTAATTGTGGTAGTTCTGGCATCTCTTCACCTAAGCCGTTATTACTAGTTGAATATCAGTACGGACCATTTCTATAGTCATAGTCCAGGCACCAGAGTAACTATCTCCAGCAGAGTCTACTCTTTGAATTATGTATGTACCATCTAAACCAGCCTTACCTTTACTCCTAAGATTAATATATGAGTTAGGTCTTATGTCAGGATTTATCAGAGTGTCTATGATTACAAGATTCCCTTTTGTCCTAGGTTCTCCCAGTAAGCCTGAATTATAATCTACTGCAATAATGAACCTTGGATCTAGACCATATTTGTTAGTCCGTATTATATAACCCTCATCTTGAATATCAAAAGTAAAGGGAAAGGTCTCTTGTAAGGATTTTATGATGCTTAAAGGTGGTCCTGAGAAAGTTCTAGTTTTCTTCAAGAACCCTAGAGGAGGAGTTACACTAAATGCAGTCATACCAGATTGCTTTGCAATATCTGAGACTATAGTAGAGATTGGAGTACCTTTAGTATAAGTTTTCTCGAAGAGATATCTAAACTGCTTTATGCCATCAGTTCCAGATAAGGTCGTAACCCAATCTGGAGATTTATACCTAGATGTAGCGTTAAACAGACCTCTAAAAAGAACTCTCTCAGGAGCACCTTTGTATCCAGCTAGAAGTTCAACAGCAGTTTGAGGATCGCCATTTTTGTCTACTTCTGTTTCTATAACCTTTCTAGAGTTTTCAGATAGGTTATAAATTACTATGTCAGCTTTATTACCAGCACCCTTAGGAGTTTTTTTTATCTTGAATGTTACTCTAAGTCCTTTGATGGTAATAGTATTGTTTGACACTGTGTTACTTATTACCAGTGAGGCAGTTCTCCCAATTTGTTCGTAAACAGTAGTCATTAAGTTGCCTCATCATATAGAAACTTAACATCTCCACCAATAGTGAACCTGTCAGCATCTAAACCAGTTTCCCTAGTGTTCATACAAAAAAGTAGACCAGGAGGTTTAGTAACTGATGCTGACTGTTGTAGAAAGTCTACATCCGTTTGAAAAGGTTTGCCTAGAAATATAGGAGTATCCTCACTATCAATGAGATCAAAAATCCATAGCTGAACCCTATCATTCCACTTGAATTTAAATTGATAACTGACACTCTCCAAGTCTGCAAACATATTAAAGGCAGGAGATGTGTTATCTAAAGGTATTTCGAATATTGCCATTTTATAGTCCTAAAACTTTCTTGCCTTCTGTATACCCATCAAAAAGTGATGACGTGTTTTCCTTAGGGTCTTTAGTTTCCTTAGGTGTAACTTTATCTTTATCTTTAACCTTGGCTAAAGATCCGCCAGCGGGATCGGACGCTTTCAATTCTAAATTTGTCGCAAAGGAGAAAGCTTTAACCGTTTTCACTTTCTCACAGGTCATCGAGAAGGATAGTGAGTCGCCCTCTTTAGAAGTTTGACTAAAAGAGAGAGAGGTCATCACCATGTTAGTGTAGAGACCGCTATTAAAGAAAGTTCTTAAGGTGAATAAAGTTCCAGCCTGAAACATCCTAGCTAGTCCAAGCATAGCTTTTTTTGGATACTCCGTATCTGCTATACTTCTGGTAGTCAATAGATCTTTAAAACCAGCATCATTGTCATTGTCGTCAGAACCCTTACCTATTTGAGATGCTATTGCTGTTACAGCAGCACCAGTTAAAGCCCTGGCAAACCCAGAGGATAACTTATTAGGAATAGCTGAACCTATGATTGAACTCGCTAGAGTAGAGGCTAAGGTTAACGCACCTGCACTGGGAGACTCAGAGATCATACACTTCAAACTTAAAGTTAAAGGTGCTGGTTGTACATGATCTGTGATGTTTTCCCTTCCCTCAATAGGAAACTTAGTAACAGCAGCAGATAGGTTAGTAGCAATAGATGTAGTGACATCTATTGCAAACTCTCCTTTTCCGTGAATAGGATCATCGAAACTTATTATTGATGGGCCTTTAGACCTTTCTGCCATGGCTACCTCCTATCCTTTAAAAGACTTGACTAATTTTTTTGTGTTCTCTCTCGTTCTCTCGCCTACTGTTTCGACTACTTCTGCAGCTTCCTTTGCAGTTCCTACTTGGATATGGGTATTAGATTCTATTGAACCGACACCTCCACCACCTGCACCTGCTGGTACAATACCTTGAGGGGCGGATAGAGATCTACCAGCTAGGAAATCTAGGGTAGTACTGCCAATTGATCCCATTAACTTGAAGAAAGCTATCATAGCCTTACCTGGACCTGTATTAGCAAGCCACTCTCCAAAATTTTTCAATCCATCAAAGGCTTCCATTTTCATCCCGGTAAATATATCTCCAAAATCCATGTTAGTGAGGCTCTTGAAGGTATCTACAAAAACTCCTAGGAGTGATTTACCATTTGAAGCAAATACCCCAAAGTCCTCCATGAGGAGAAATAAAATAGCGAATTGTTTTAAGAAAGGAAATTTTAAAGCTGCCATGACTCCTAAGGAGATAGACACATCTTTAAACAGACCTCTAATACCAGGAGAATTATCCCAGAAGAAAAGGAAAGTCTCACCTACCTTTGCGATACCTTTAGCAAACATAGCTAGAGGAGGCGCTATTGATGTAAATACATTTTTTAAACCCTTTACAGCCTTTGTAGCTAAAGGCAGTAGTGGACCACCAATATTTTCAGCCATAATGATTAGAGCATCACCTAAGTTACTTACTTGACCTAGGAGAGTAGCCATTTGCAATTTCATAGACTGGAAAAATCTACCACCTTCACTGGTCAAGCTTTTTAAAGCACCAGTGATCTCAGGCAAGCCTATTTTTCCTTTGGTAATCATATCTCCAATTTGAGCACCTGACTTACCTAAAGTATCAGCAAGTGCTTCATATATAGGGATACCAACACGACCGAACTGTCTAACATCTCGGAGGTTAGCTTTACCAATGTTTTTAATTTCCACCATGTTGGTGAGCATTCTGCGTAGGTGTACTATGTTTCCTTGAGTAACATCTCCAAGCATGGCTAACTGAGGTATAACCTCACCCATCTCAAAACCACCACCCAAGGACTCTCTAGATAGAGATCTTAAATCAGAAATATTGAAAGGTGTTTCCACGGCAAACTTATTCAGCTTGTCTAACATCTCGGTAGCTTTAGCACCACCGCCACCCTTTGTACCTCCTAAGATACCAGTAAAAGCAGCTTCAGCTTGTTGCCTCTCGCCAGCCTTTTTTATCGCTGCACCAATACCAAAAGTAGCAGCAAGTCCACCACCTCCAAGTAGTGCAGAGGTTAAGGCAGAACTGCCTGTTAGTCTACCTGCTAAGAATGCACCAGATTGCCCTAGACCAGCTTTACCTGTACCTTTACCTCTACCGCCACCACCTACCCCACCCCTTGCAGGACGTTCTAAGTTTCTACGGTAGTTCTTAACTTGAGTATTTAAACCCATCCACCCATTTTTAATTCTTTTTATTCGTGCAAATTCACCTTTGCCAAAAGACACTGAGGACTTTCTAACTTCAGTAAAATTCTTTTTTAACGCTTTTATAGCAGACGCAGTTCTCTTTATCTGAGTGGCATCTACCTGATACTTCCACTTGGTGATAAGTTCTTGAACTACTTTTTTAGTCGCCACGGCCTATCACCCCTTCATGGATTGCTTTTGATAATAAGACTCTGCATCGTCCTTAATATCCAAGGCTTCATTTGCATCTGCAAGGTCACAGAGATTCCAGTAAGTATCGACCTCATGGAGTGTAGTTATTCCAGCTAAGATAGGTCTCCACTTCCAGAACTCTATGTTGGATGCACCTATCTGAAACTGACTCCCGTGAGACGGACCACCTACTAACCTTCTTCTGTGTTTCCGCCTAAAAAATCACCATACTGGTGCCTCAAACATCTAAAGAGGACATGGTGTAGTTCTGCCATTTTTCCCATGAAATGGAAACCAAAATTGATTTTACCACCACCACAGTGAATACCATCAATAATCAGCTTCGCATATTTCACGTATTCTTTAGCGTCTAGATGGTTTGTGATCTTGGAAGCAAATTCCTGAATCAACTTCTTTTCTTTTTCTAGTTCCTCAACAGACTTAACATCGTCTGAAGTGTCATCCATTAATTTTTCAACACTACCAAGCCCATCATCAGACATAAACAAGGTTAGGAAACCTTCACCGAAAGTTTTAGTTACCCAAACCATGATCTCTAAAGACTTGTCTACAGACCAGTCTCCTATTATGTAGGTGCGTTCGTTTATAGTAAAACGTGTGGGTTCTTTTGCCATTACTTAATCCTCTATTCTACGTCAGTTCCACCGACAAAAAATTCAATTTCACCAGACTCTAAAGTCCAAACTCTATCACCTAATTCTTTTCCATACTCAACTGATGGTGGTTGTTGCACCCAAGCCTCTAGAGTACCTACGGCAGTTTTGCCGTGAGCATCTAAGATATTGAATGTGAACTTACCAGAAGATCCAATTTTCTCATCAGCAAGCATGTGACCAGTAAGTACATCATTGGTAGCTGAAGTAGCCATCAAGGTCAGTTCCATAGTACCTGACTTGTCGTTACTTTTTGATCTGGCGTGCTCGCCTCCGGCTCCAGAGGATACGGTCCAAGTTTGGTTATTCCGAGATACAGTAACGAAAGTTCCATCAGCTAGACCTTCAACTGTATGACTCCCCACCATAACCGAGATCTTTTTAGGATCATAATCTTTTGTGTTTGCCATCGTTTACTCCTTAAAGTGTCACTGTACCTTGTACGTTAATTTTCTGAACTGCACCTGCGAGAACTGCACTAAAGGTAACACCATTTAGAACTCTATTTGCCTTATCTACAGCAGGAATATCTCCAATTAGAGGTAGAACCACAACTGGATCTGAGTCAACACTCAAGATACTTTGAGCCTGTGCTCTAGAGAGAACACTACTTACAGTAGCTCCTACTAGAGCAATACCAGCAGTGTCATAAGCAAGTTTAGGGAGTTGTACTAGAAGAGTAAACAAATCGGCTGCCATGTTGACTTGTACCCAATCCAACCCTCTGATTACATCGATCCACTCAAAAGGTGAGTCAGAAACTTTACCCTCTTCAGTGATACTTACACTGGCAACACTATCATAGGTGTTACACGCTTTCCCATGAGCAAAGGCTTTTTCAGAGCTAGTTAAACCGCCAACAG